CCCTGAGACATGTTTTCGCGGAAAATGTCCCCAAATCGGGACATTGGCACGGTTTCTTTTTATACAACGGTTGCATACCGGGTCCAGGTGGGGCGCCCGGGCGGTCACGGGGGGATGATGGGGGGTGACATGGTAGGTCAGACCGTGATCGTCGTCGTCGGTCGGCGCCTGTCGCTCCCCTGGAATTTCGCGGGCGACGACCTCGGGACGTGCGCGCGGTGCGGCGCGTTCGCGCGGTACCGTCCCCGGGCGCCCGCGGCGGGGGTTCGGGTGTGTGAGGCGTGTTTCGGGCCCCCCGCGGCGCCCGGGGACGTCTGGATCTTGCCAGGGGCGCCCCGCCAGGGCGTCGCGTCATGATCCGCGCGTTGCGGCGCCTAGCCGTGCGGATCTTCGGGGAACCCCCCGATCCCGCCTGGCACAAACAGACCCCCGTCCCGCGGTTCACGGGGTACGACGCGGACCAGGCGCGCGCGGGCGACCGTCGCGCCCATGATCGCGCCGCGCGGATTCGCCGCGCGCACGACGGCCCGAAGCGGGTCGACTAAATGGGAAATTGGAACTCCGGCCGACGCCCCGCGCCGACCGCGTTGAAAGTACTCCGGGGCAACCCGGGGAAACGGCCGCTCAACGTCGACGAGCCCACGATCCCCGCGGCCGACCCGTCGTTTGACGCGGTCCCGCGCGAGCTCGTCGACGACCTGGTCGCCGCGGCCGAATGGTCGCGCGTCGCGCCGTTACTGCGGCGCGTCGGGCTCGTGTCCGCGACGGAGCGCGCCGCGTTGACCGCGCTCTGTCAACAATGGTCGCGGTATCTGGCCGCGCATCAACAAGTGATCGCGCTCGGGATGTGTATTGAAACGACGAAAGCGGTCCCGATCCCGAACCCGTATTTACTGGTCGCCGATCGCGCCCTGTCACACTGTCAACGACTCTGGTCGGAACTCGGGTTGACCCCGTCGGGTCGCGCGCGCGCGTCGAAACTCCCGACCCCGCCCGGGGACGCGGCGCCGTCGAAATGGGCGGGGTTGCTGACGTGATCACCGAAAAACAACGGATCATTCTCGGATTTCGCCCGCGGACGCTCGCGGGCGTCTGGTTCTGGTTCCGGTACTGCTCCGCGATCGGGCGCGCGCTCGGGCGGGTGTGGCGATGACGATCACGAACGGCCCCGCGAGGAAAGTCGACATCATCAACCGACTGACCCATACGAAAGGCCCGTTCGCGGGGCAAGCGTTCCGGTTGCGGGCCTGGCAAGAAAAGAAAATCATTCGGCCGTTATTCAAGATCGACCGCGCGACGGGCAAGCGGCAGTACCGGATGTGTCTGTTGATGATGCCGCGCAAAAACGGGAAAACCGAACTCCTGGCCGCGCTCGCGATCGATGGGCTGTTATTCGACGGGGAAATCGGCGCCGAAGTGTACAGCGCGGCCGCGGATCGCGACCAAGCCGCGCTCGCGTTCAATGTCGCCGCGCAAATGATCCGCAACGATCCCGAACTGCTCGCGCGGTGCGACATTCTGGAGTCGCAAAAACGGATCGTCGACCATAAAACCGGGTCATTCTATCGGGCGATTTCCGCGGAAGCGTACTCGAAACACGGGTTCAACGCGTCGCGCGTGCTCTATGACGAACTCCACGCGGCGCCGTCGCGCGAACTGTGGGACGTGTTGACCTCGAGCACTGGCGCCCGCGCGCAACCGCTGACGATCGCGATTTCAACCGCGGGGTACGATCGGCATTCGATCCTCTATGAACTGTACGCGCACGCGAAAAACGTCGCGGCGACGCCCGCGATCGATCCCGCGTTTCTCCCGATCATTTTCGAGGCGCCCGACGGCGCCGATTGGACCGACGAAGCGGTCTGGAAACGCGCGAATCCCGCGCTCGGGGATTTCCGATCGCTCGACGAGATGCGCGCCGCGTGCGCCAGGGCGAAAGAAATCCCCGCGCAGGAACAAGCGTTTCGCCGGCTGTATCTCAACCAATGGACGGAGCAAGCGTCCCGCTGGATCGGGCTCGACACGTGGGATCGGTGTCTCGCGCCGATCGATCGCGCGTCGCTCCGCGGGCGCCCGTGTTTCGTCGGGCTCGACTTGTCGACGACCACGGATTTGACCGCGGCGGTCGCCGTGTTTCCCGGCGACGGCGACTCGTTCGACGTGTTGCCCGCGTTTTTCGCCCCCGCCGATCGGATCGTGCAACGCTCGACGCGTGACCGCGTCCCGTACGCGGAGTGGGCGCGCGCTGACCTACTGACCGCGACCCCGGGCCCGGTCGTCGATTACGACTACATTCGGAAAACGCTGCTCGCGTGGGATGACGAATTCGACATCAAGGTGATCGCGTACGACCCCTGGAACGCGACCGACATTGTCGGGCGACTCGAAAAAGTCGACGGGTTCACGTGCGTCAAGGTACGCCAGGGGTTCGCGACCTTGTCGGCGCCGTCGAAACTTTTCGAGAAAGCGATCCTCGGCCGCACGCTCCGACACGACGGGAACCCGATCCTTCGTTGGAACGTGGGAAACATGTCGGTCGAAACCGACGCGGCGGGCAATATTAAGCCGAGTAAAGACCTGTCGACGGAGCGGATCGACGGCGCGTACGCGTTGATCATGGCGATCGATGCGATGTCGCGACACGGGCACGACGCGCCGCCCGAATATCAAATGATCATTCTCGGGGGGACGTGAACATGTCGAATCCGCCAGGGCGCCCGCCCCTTGACCGGGCCGATCGATCCGTCGTCGTCTGTGTCGCGCTCCCCGGTCGGACATTTGACCTGGTCTGTCGGCGCGCCGCGGGCGCGCGCGTGTCGGTCCCCGAATTGATCCGGCGCGCGCTGTCTATTTCTGAGCAAAAAAATATACAAACTCCCCGCAAGTAACGCCCGCGGCCTAGACTCGGCGGGCGATGCTCCGCGCGTACGCCCGACTCGACACGAAACGCGCCGACGGGCGCCCGCGCCGCCTGGCGGGGGTCGCGACGACCCCGACGCCCGATCGGGCGGGCGACGTGCTCGACCCGCTCGGCGCGACGTTCCGCAACCCGATCCCGCTGCTCTGGCATCACGATAAGGAACGGCCGATCGGGACCGTGACGCTCCACGCGCCGACGCTCGCGGGGATCGATTTCGACGCGACGATCCCCGACGTCGACACGCCCGGGCCGCTCCGCGACCGCGTCGAGGAAGCCTGGCAAACCCTGACCGCCGGTCTGATTACGGGCGTCTCGATCGGGTACCGCGTGCTCGATGGCGGGATGTCGATCTTGAAAAACGGCGCCCGCAAGTTTTCCCGCGTCGAGATTTGTGAACTGTCGCTCGTCACCGTCCCCGCGAATATGGACGCGACGATCCACACGATCAAATCGCTCGACGCGTCGTACCTGGCCGCGCCTGGCCGAACGTCCGGCGTTCCGGTTCCGCTGAGAACAACCCCCATGACGACCCAAGAAAAAATCCAGAATTTCGAAAACACGCGCGCCGCGAAAGTCGCGCAGATCGCGAATTTGATGGAGTCGGCGCCCGACACGACGACGATCCCCGACGACGATCGCGCAACCGTCGACGCGCTGACCCTGGAAGTGAAAGCGATCGACGGCGACCTGGTTCGGTACCGCGACCTCGAGAAGTTGCAAACCGCGGGCGCGACGCGGATCGTCCCGGGTCCAGGCGTGACCGCGCCGCGAAACCCCGTGATCACGATCCGGCCGAATGTCCCGCTCGGGACCGCGTTCGTCCGCGCCGCGTGCGCGAAACTCGTGTGTAACGGGAATTTGCACGAAGCGGCCGAGTACGCGAAGCGGTGGGACAGTTCGACGCCCGAAGTCGCGTTGTACCTGAAAGCGGCGATCGCGCCAGGGACGACGACCGATGCGACGTGGGCGTCGCCGCTCGTCGCGACCGGGATCGCGAGCGAATTCGTCGAACTGCTCCGACCCGCGACCATTCTCGGGAAGATCCCCGGGTTGCGTCAGATCCCGTTCAACACGAAAGTTCCCTCGCAAACCGCGGGCGGAACGTACGGGTGGGTCGGGGAAGCGAAACCGAAACCCGTGACGAAACTCGCGTTCGCGGCGACGACGCTCGGGGTCGCGAAAGCGGCGGGGATCATTGTCCTGACCGAAGAACTGGTCCGTCTGTCGAACCCGTCGGCGGAAGCCCTGGTCCGCCAGGACATGATCGCGGGGATCGCGCAATTCCTGGATCAACAGTTCATCGATCCGGCCGTCGCCGCGGTCGCCGGGGTCAACCCCGCGTCGATCACGAACGGCGCGCCGACGGCCGCGGGGAGCGCGAGCCCGACGGCCGATATCATGGCGCTGATCAACCATTTCGCGACGAACAATATCGCGGTGGGCGGGGTCACGTTCATCTTGTCGGCGGCGAATTGTCTCGGGCTGTCGTTCCGGGTCAACGCGGACGGATCCCCGGCGTTCCCCGGGGTCGACGTGAACGGCGGGAGTTACAAGGGGCTGACGTTCATCGCGTCGCAAGCGGCGGGAACGAACGTGATCGCGCTCCAACCGTCGTTGGTCCTCTACGCGGACGACGGCGGGGTGACGATCGACGCGTCGCGGGAAGCGTCGTTGCAGATGGACAGCGCGCCCATGTCGCCCGCCGACGCGACGACCGTATTCGTGTCGTTGTGGCAGACGAACTCCGTCGGCCTCCGCGCGGAACGGTACGTGAACTGGTTGCGCGCGAACCCGAACGCGGTGAAGTACCTGACCGCGGTCGCCTGGCCCGCGCCGTCGGGCGCCCCGCTCGAAAACCCCGTGCTCTAAGACACTCAACCGCGGGGCGCGTCGAACGGACGCGCCCCGCGGGGAGTCGGCGCCCCGACATGGAATTGCAAATCTTCGGGTACCACGTGATCGCGACGAAGGCGGCGCCGCCCGCCTTGCGCCCGCTCGACGGCGGGCGGGGTTGGTTCCCGCTCATTCGCGAACCCTCGACGGGCGCCTGGCAACGCAACGAAGAAATCCAACCCGCGTCCGCGCTCTCCTATTTCGCCGTGTTCGCGTGTGTGACGCTCATCGCGGCCGACATCGCGAAACTCGCGCTCCGGTTGATGCGACGCGACGACGAGGGGGTCTGGCACGAAACGACGAACCCCGCGTTTTCGCCCGTGCTCCGCAAACCCAACCGGTACCAGACGACGATCAAGTTTGTCGAGCAATGGATCACGTCGAAACTGATTCACGGCAACACGTACGTGTTGAAGGAACGCGACGCCCGCGGGATCGTCGTCGCGCTGTACGTGCTCGACCCGCAAAAAGTGACCCCGCTCGTCGCCCCCGACGGCGCCGTGTATTACGAACTCCGATCGTCTGACCTGGCGGGCGTCGTCGGCGGGGACGCGCCGATCGTCGTCCCCGCGAGTGAAATGATTCACGATCGCATGATCGCGCTGTTTCACCCCTTGATCGGGGTCACGCCCCTCTACGCGTGCGGGTTGTCCGCGTTGCAGGGGCTCACGATTCAACAGACGTCGAACAAGTTTTTCGCCGCGGGCGCGCAACCGTCGGGCGTGCTCACGGCGCCAGGCGCGATTAAAGACGAAACCGCGAACCGGTTGAAAGCGTATTGGACCGAAAATTTCTCGGGCGACAACGTCGGCCGCGTCGCGGTCGTCGGCGACGGGTTGAAGTACGAACCGATGACCGTCAACGCGGTGGACGCGCAATTAATCGAGCAACTCGGGTGGACGGCCGAGACGATTTGCGCGTGCTACCACGTCCCCGCGTTCATGATCGGCGTCGGCCCGCCCCCGCCGTTTTCAAGCGTCGAGCCCATGCAACAGCAGTACTACTCGCAATGTGTACAGAGTCTCGTCGTGTCGTGCGAGACGTCGCTTGACGAGGGGCTCGGGATCGCGGGGACGGAGTTCGGGACGGAGTTCGACATTGACGATTTGATCTATATGGACACGTCGACGCGGACGAAAGCCGCGAGCGAAGCGATCGGGTCGGGCGCCGTGTCGCCGAACGAAGCGCGCCGCAAATACTTCGGGCTCGGGTCGGTCCAGGGCGGCGACACGCCGTACATGCAACAACAGAATTATTCCCTGGCCGCGCTCGACGAGCGCGATCGAAACTCCCCGTTCGCGGCGCCGGCGCCCGCGCCGCCCGCGGCCGCGGCGCCCGCCGAACTCCCGCCCGCGGACCTGGACGCGACGTTGACCGCGCTCGTCGCCGCGCTCAACACGAAGGATTGGGGGGCGACCGTATGACCGCCGACCTCCCGATCGTCGCCGCGGTCGTCGACGCGATCGAACGGGCCGTCCGCGCGGCCGTCGCGCCGCTCGTGACGCGCCTGGTCGCGGTTGAAACCGCGGCGGGGCGGTTGACCGCGCTCCCCGACCAGGTCGCCGCGCTCGCGGCCGTGGCGCCCGTCCCTGGCCCCCCGGGGGCGCCAGGCGCCGACGGCGCGGGCGTCGACCTGGTCACGTGCGAGTACGACGGGGAACGGGCGGTGACGTTCACATGGGCGCGGGGCGGGGCGGTCGACACGCGGGCGATCGTGCTCCCGTTCATGCTGTACCGGGGCGTGTATGTCCCCGGGCGCCTGTATGACCGGGGGGATTGTGTGACGCTCGACGGGTCGATCTTCCATTGCAACGCGGACACGACGACGCGCCCGGGGAGCGGGGGCGCCTGGACGCTCGCGGTCAAACATGGGCGGGACGCGCGATGATGTCGTGGGGGTTCACGTTCAACGCGACGCCCGACGAGCTCGTCGCCGACGGGGAGATCCGGTTCGACGCGCCCGCCCCGTATGTGGGCGTCGCGACGCGCCTGTATGTCGACAACCTGGACCGCGACGGCCAGTACATCCGCCCGATGATCCTGGCGTACGTGGGCGGGACGGTCGCGTATGTCGAAGGGGCGGGCGCGACATTCGCGCACGTGCGACTACTCGGCCCCCCGCGGCCGCGGATCGGGTACGTTGAGATCCCGATCGTCGTGCTCGACGCGACGGCCGCGGGCGTGACCCCGGGCCCGGTCACGGTCGCGTTTCTGGCGCCCCCGCCGACGCCCCCGACCCCCCGCGACGCGGCGACCGATCCGCTGCTCGTCAGTCTGTCGACCGCGAAAGACCATTTACAGATCACCGACACGTTGCACGACGCGGACGTGTCGCAAAAACTCGCGGCCGCGAGCGCGACGATCCGCGACTATCTCAAGGGGCAAAACGATCCGACGTGGGACGCGACGACGGCGCCCCCGTGGATCGCCGCGGCCGTGTTGTTGCTGCTCGCGCATTTTTACGAACATCGCGGCGACGAATTCGGGAATTCGGGCGACAACGATGATCGCGTCTGGAACGCGATCGCGAACCTGACCCGCCGATCGCGCGATCCCGCGCTCGCGTGACGTATGGGGATCGGTGATTTTCGACACGTCGGGATCGTGCAAGCGGTCACGTCGATCCCCGACGGGGGCGGCGGGCTCGTCGAAGCCTGGACGGATCTCCCCCCGCCCTGGCGGATCGACATTCGCCCCGCGACCGTGCGCGACCTGGAACGACAGACCGCGGGGACGACGGTCGCGACGGCGACGCATATCGTTCACGGGCGGTACCGGCCCGACGTCAAGGTCGACGCGCGGATCCTGTGGGATCCGGGGTCCGATCCGATCTTCCCGCGCGACGGCCTGGTCGCGTACTGGCCGCTCGACGAGCCCGGGGGCGTGCGACGCGACCGCATGGGGCGCGCGAACCTAACCGAACACAACGGGGTCGGGAGCGGGCCCGGGCGCGTCGGGGTTGGGGCGAAGTTTCAACAAGTGAACTCGCAATATTTGGGAATTACCCATGCGGGGCTCGACACGGGAAACAGTGATTTCACCCTAACCGCCTGGATCAACCTGGCGACCGTGTCGCAATGTGTCGTGCTCGGGAAAGACGCGGGGAACGGGCGGGATTACGCGCTCGACGTGTCCGACCTGGCGCGCGCCCGGTTCACCGCGTACCGGAGCAACGACGAAGCGGTCGTCACGTCGAGCGGGCCCGACCTGGTCGCGGGGACGTGGTATTTCCTGGCCGTCCTGCACGACGCGGCCGCGGAAACGATCGCGATCCAGGTCAACGACGGGCCCGTCGACGTGACCTCAACCGCGGGCGTCGCGCTCAACCAGACCGCGGCCGAGTTTCGGATCGGGTCGCGCGCCCGGTCGCCGATTGCGGAGTTTTTCGACGGGATGATCGACGAAGTCGGGATCTGGAAACGGGTACTCGCGCCCGCCGAACGGAGCGCGCTCTATAACAGCGGGGCGGGCCTGGCGGCGCCCCCGCTCCGCGCGTTGCGGATCGCGGGGATCGCGAATCCGCAGGAACGCAACCGGGATTTGTTCGTGTTCGCGAAAGAGACGCTATGAGCGCGAAACTCGAGCTCCGCGGGTTCGACGACCTGGTTCGCGACCTGGCCGCGCTCCCCGTGACGCTCCAACACGGCGCCGATCCGATCTTGCTCCGACACGCGCGCGCGTCGGCGGCGCGGGTCCAGGGCGCGTACCCGATCGTGACCGGCGCGCTCCGCGCGGGGGTCAAGATCGTGGAGCGCACCGCGCGCGGGGTCGCGACGTTGTACACGCTCGTGTCGAGTGCTCCGCACGCGCATTTATACGAATTCGGGACCGCGCGCACGGCGCCGCGGGCGACGTTTCTCCCGATCACCGAACGCGATCGGCGCGCCGCGACGGTTGACGTCGCCGCGCTCGTCCGCGCCGAAGGGATCACCGTCGCGGGGGAGCGAACGTGATCAACACGAGCGAAGTCGAACGCGCGCTCATCGGGAAACTGACCGCCGATCCCGAACTGACGAGTTATCTCCCCGACGGGGTGTATTGGGATCTCGCGTTGCAGGGGTCGACCCGGTTCGCGATCGTGAGCGCGTCGACGTCGCGGGGACAAATGGAATTCGGCGGGGTCGACTCCTGGCGCGCGTTGGTCTACATCGTCAAGGCGGTCGTACAAAGTACCGGGACGACGACCGTCGCCGCGGCCGACGCGCGGATCAACGCGCTGCTCGACCGGCAACCGCTCGCGCTCCCGCCCGCCGCGGGCGCGTCGTTGATGGTCATGCATTGGTTGGATCGGGTCCGGTATTCGGAAAACGTCGACGGGAATACCTGGCAACACGGGGGCGCGCGGTACGAAGTGATCGTCACGCCCGCATAGAGGGGGAGCATATGGCACGAAGGCATGGATCGCACGGCTCAGTGATGATGGATCCGACGGGCGGGGCGACCCCCGCGGCCGTCGCGACGCTCAATACCTGGTCGTTGGACCTGAAACGGGATCGCGCGGACGCGACCTGTTTCGGCGACACGGTCAAGGTGTCGGTCCAGGGGTTGCCCGCGATCGAAGGGAAATTGGAAGGGATTTGGGATGAAACGACGTCGCCCGCGTTGTTCAAGGTCGCGCTCGGCGAACTCGCGGTCCTCCTGAAATTGATCCCGTCGGACCTGGCGCCGACGTACTTTTTCTCGGGCCTGGCGTACCTGGACACGTCGATCGAAGTCGCGCACGACGGCGCGATCAAAACCGCGGGGACGTTCGCGGGCGCGGGCCCCTGGACGATGGATCCCGCGGTCCCGTAACGGGCGCCCGTGCAGACGATCCGCGGCCGCGTCGCGGCGGTCAAATGGGCGTACTACACGGCCGCGGCCGTCGAGGGGTACACGGTGACACACGACCGGGCCGCGGGCGCCTGGTCGGTCGCGGGCAACCTGGTCCCGGGCGCCGTCGACGCGTACAAACTCGCGCAACGGCCGTTGTTCTTCGTCGCCCCGTTCAAGCGGGGCGCGTGGCGATGGGAAATTCGCACGATCACACGACACGACGGCGGGCGGTTTGTCGCCGCGCTCGGCCCCGTGTCCGTCGAGGGGGAACATGGGATCACGTGTCCGACGTCCTGAAATTGACGTGCTCCCGCTGACCGCGGGCGACACGATCACGGTCAAGCGGTTTCTCACGGCGGGCGAGTTCCGCGCGCTCATCAAAACGGCGACGAAACCGGTCCACATGGACGCGGCGCGCGCCGCGAACGGGCAAGATCTGACGTTTGAAATCGACCCGACGGAAAGCGGGATCGGCCTGGTCCTCGCGTATCTGCTCGACTGGACGTTTCAGGATTTCGACGGGCGCCCGCTCGTGATTCGTGATCAACCGCCCGCGGTCGTCCGCGCCGCGCTCGACGCGATCGACGCGGGGAGTTACATGGAAGTGCAGAAGGCGATCCAGACGCACGATCACGCGATGCGCGCGTTCATTGACGCGGAAAAAAAAACGACGCCTGGCGCGATGGCGCCCGCTCCGACTTCGGGATCTGTCGGGTAATGGGGTGGACGTTGCAGGACGTGTGGGATCTCCCGATGCATTACTACGAATTTCTGATCGACGAACTCAACCGCGAGTCGGCCCGGTGACGTCATGCCGTTGACCGCGAATTTTCTCGCCGATTTCTCGTCGTTCATTACCGCGTGCAAAGACGCGACGACGTCGACGGAACAACTGGTCGAATCGGCGGGGAAAGTCGGCGCCGACGTCGACGAGGCGATCGGGAAAGCGGCGGGGTCGATCAAATCAATGGCGACCGGGGTCGCCGACTTCGCGAAGTCGACGTATAGCGTCCTGAGTTCGTCCCAGGTCAAGGATTTCGTGGGCGACGTGACGACCGCGGTCATGGGGTTTGTCAACGAATTCGCCGAAGGGGAAGCGGCGACCGCGCGCCTGACCGTCGCGCTGAAAAACGCGGGGCAAGCGTCCCCCGACGTGATCGCGGCGTACGGGGAAATGGCGACGCACCTGCAAAGTGTCTCGAGGTTTTCGGACGAAGCGTTGACCGATACACAAACCTATTTCACGACGATCGGGCAAGTCGGCCCCGAGAACATGCAACAAGTGTTGGAAGCGACGATGGATCTTGCGATCGGGATTGGGAAAGATCTCCCCGACGCGGCGAAACTCATGGTCCAGGCCGCGCAGAGCGACGGCGAAGCGTTGGGGAAACTGAAAAAGATTTTTGGCGACACGATCCCCGAAGGCGCGAGCTTCGCCGAAGTGTTAGAAGCGATCAACAAGAAATTCGGCGGGCAAGCGGCCGCGGACATGGAAACGACGACCGGCAAACTCGCGAACATGAAAAATCAGATGTCCGATTTCAACGAGCAAATCGGCGCCGTGCTCGCGGACAACCTGAAATCTATGCTCGACGCGTTCAAGGCGCTCCCCGAAGGAATGCAAACGTTCATCATCGCGACGGTCGCGATCGGGACCGCGATCACGCCGTTACTCGTGTCGGGCGCGTCGGTGATTACGATGCTCGGGACCATGGGCGTCGTCGGCGGGGCGACCAGTATCGCGCTCGGGCCCGTCGCGCTCGTGATCGCGGGGATCGGGGCGGCGCTGCTCGCGATTTGGGCCGTATGGCATTACTGGGATGACATTGTGGCGGTCGTCAAACAAGCGGTCGGGGCGATCGTGGGGTTTCTGAAGGAACTCCCCGCCGCGTTCGCGGCCGTGATCGTCGCGGTCGCGAAGTGGTACGCGGATCTGTACGTCTGGTTGTGGGAAAAACTCTCCTGGTTGATCGGCCAGGTCATCAAACTCCCCGCGAAGATCGTCGACGCGTTCAAATGGATGTACAACGAAATTATCGGGATGTCCTCGGTCCCTGACCTGGTCGACGGGATCGCGGAGCATTTCGGGCGCCTAGACGGGACGATGGTCGATCCCGCGCTCGCGGCCGTCGGCGACGTCGCGGCGGGGTTCGCGTCGCTCAACGGCCCGATCCCGCTCGGGACGCTCACGCCTGGCGCGTCCGCGGCCGCGGGCGGCGCGGGCGGGGCCCCCGTGACCGTCAACGTGAACATGTCGGGGATGCTCGGGACCGACGACCCGCAAACCCGCGCGACGATTGCCGATCTCGTGTCTGACGCGGTGATGGCGGGGATGCGAAACACGCGCCGACTCGGGACGGTGTAAGCGATGGCGGCGACCGATGTCGTCGTCGTGATCGACGGGAAAACGATCACCCCGTTCGCGCGGATCGGGCGCGTGCGGATCGATGACCTCTTGAACGACGCGCCGAATACCGCCGCGGTGACGATCGTCGCGACCCCGCGGACGGCCCCCGTCGGGTCGGGCGGGTTCGACCCGGGCGGGTTCGACGCGGGCGGATTTGCGACGGCGCGGACAGGCGGCGCGACCTCGGGCGCGTTCAACGCGGCCGCGTTCAACCCGGGGGCGTTCGCGTCGGCGACGCTCCCGCCGGCGATGATCACGCCCCCGCCGATCTTGCCAGGCGCCCCGATCGCGATTTACCTCGGCGCGATCGATCCCGCGTTGCAAATCTTCGGCGGGCAAGTGATGAACCGCGAGCAATACGCGGAACTCGAGATCCCCGCCCACGTGCGGTACGACCTGTCGTGTCTCGATTTCACGCGCCGCTTAAATCACCGCACGGTCACGACCGAATACGCGACCGCGAGCGTCACGGCGATCGTGCAAGACGTGATCGCGCGGTTCGCGCCCGTGATTACGACGACCCACGTCCAAGCGGGGTTGCCCTCGATCCCCGGGATGACGTTCACGTTCGAAGATGTCTCGGGCGCGCTGTCCCGTCTGGCGAAAACGATCGGGGCGTCCTGGTATGTCGACTATGTCGGGGATCTCCATTTCTTCATCGGGACCGAAGCGGGCGCCGCGCCCGCGCCGATTGTCCCGGGCGGGCGGTTTGCGGATCTGAAAATCTCCGCGGATCTAACGCAGGTCCGCACGCGGATCATTGTCGAAGCGGCGGGCGCGACCTCGGCCGCGACGGTCCCGACGGCCGACACGTTGATCCCGCTGTCGACCGCGCTCCCCTTCCCGTCGTCGGGCCGCGCGAAGATCGGGACGACGATCGTCGCGTACAGCGGGACGAACCCCGGGGGCGTGAAAGCGAACACGACGGGCCCGCTCCCGGCTGGGATCCCCCCCGTCGACCCGATCCCGCCCCCCGCGGCGCCAGGCGCCCCCGGGGTCGCGCTCGCGCCCGCGTCGACGGCGGGGCAAGCGGTCGGGCCGTACACGTACGCGGTGACACTCGAGCTCGCCGACGGGCGACGGTCGGACGTCGGCGCGTCGTCGGCGCCTGTCACGATCACGCCCGCGGCCGCGCCGCCGGCGACGTCGGCCGCGCTGCTCGCGACGCCCGCCCGCGGGCCGATCGTCGTCGGGGTCGCGTCGTCCTATGCGACGTCGTTCGTCGACGCGGCGGGCCGTCAAACGCCCGCGACGACGGGCGGGCCGACGATCACGGGGCGCGCGGTCGTCGCCCCGTCGGGCAATATCCCGTATCAGGTCCAGGCAAACGGCCGGATGAAAACGGGATCGTATTACTACGCGGTATCGTTCCTGACCGCGCACGGGGAAACGCTCACGATCCAAAGCGCGCCCGCGGTCCCGATCACCGCCGACAATCAAAAAGTACTACTCCTGGCGATCCCGACCGCGCTCGACGGGCGCGTCGTCGGGCGCCGCGTCTATCGGTCGTCGGCGAATCCTGATTTGTCGGGACAGGCGGCCGTAATGGTCCCCTGGCACCGCGTGATCGATATTCCGAACAACACGGCGACGCAGTACCTCGACGACGCGGCCGATACGGAACTCTCGACGACAACGCTCCCCGTGTTTACGACCGCGAACGACGTCGGGGAAGCGGCGACCGTGACGATCCCGACGTCGACCGACCCGCGGGTCGTCGGGCGTCGGCTGTACCGGCAAGACGGCGCGGGCGGGTTCCGCCTGGTCGCGGACCTGAAAGACAACACGACGACGACGTTCGCCGACGTCGCGGTCGCGAGCGGGGGCGACCTGGCGCCGACCGTCAACGCGATCACGACGGGCGCGATCCTCATCTCCGGGATCGACCTCGGCCCCGCGGGGACCGTACGGCGGCGCGTGTTTCGGACGGTCGCGGGCGGGTCACAGTATCGGGAACTGGTCGCGATCAACGACAACACGACGACGACGTACACGGACGCGAACGGGGATACCGCGCTCGGCGGCGCCCCGCTCCCCCCGGTGGGGATCGCCGGGTCGCCCGCGAGCGCGGGCGCGGGGATCGCCCCGACGCCCGCGGGGGCGACGACGATCGAACTCGACACCCTGGCGGCGATCCCCGCGGCGGGCTGGATCCTGGTCGAACAACAAGTGATCCGGTACCGCGGGACGACGACGATCGACGGCCGGTTCTACCTGACCGGGATCCCCGCGACGGGTGCGGGCGCGATCACGGCCGACATTCTCGCGGGGACCGTCATCGCGACGATCCCCGCGCTGACGGGCGTCGATCCCGCGCGCCCGGTGACGATCGGCGACGACGTCAATTTGATCGTGATCGTCGACGACATCCCGGCACAAACCGCGCTCGCGGCCGTCGAAGGCGGCGACGGGATCGTCGAGCATTACATCCAAGATCGGCGGTTGAGCGACGCCGGCGCCCGCGCGCGCGCCCTGGCCGAACTCGCGCTGTTCAAGACGATCGAAACGCGGATCACATATACGACCCATGATCTCGAGACGCGGAGCGGCAGGACCGTCCACGTCGCGTTGCCCGCGCCGACGAACCTGTCGGGGGATTTCCTGATCCAACGCGTCACATTCGACAACGTCGGGACCGCGATCGGGACGGCCCCGCGGCGCCAGGTCGACGCGTCGACGACGCGGTTTTCGTTTGACGATGTCCTGGCCCGGTTGCTATTGGAGCAAACATGAAAACGCTAGATCACCGTTTCCGCAGCGCGAAAACCGACGGCCCCGACGCGTCGCAAGTACAACCGTCGCATTGGAACGACGCGCACGCGTTCTCGGGCGGGGCGAACGGGAACGCCCTGGTCCGCGATACGACCGACGCGGCGTACGGCGCGACGTGGGCCCCGCTCGGGAAATGGATCGCGGTCCCGTTCGCCGTGGGGAATTTCGGCGAACTCAACGGATCGTGGGTCGTGCCAGGGGTCCAGGTGCAACGCTATACGCTGCTCGGCGCGACGATGCGGTACCACGTGTACATTCCCGCGTCGACGGCGACCGGGGTGTCGGGGATCGCGATCGGGCTCCCGACGGGGTACAGCATGACGTCACAGGTCCATGACACGGCCCTGTATATCGACAGCGTCGGCCCGGGGATCGCGCAACTGTACGCGTCCCCCGGCGAAACGTCGCTCAAGATCGTCAAGTTCGCGGGGTTCTTCGCGACGGGCAATCTCGAAATCTATCTGTCCGTGACGCTGGAAGTCGCGGGCCCGGGGGTCACGGCAGACTAGTCCGACGGGCCCGCGTCGCGCGCCAGGGTACGTACTTCGCACGCGGAAATAATCCCGATTGGGGGACATGGGGCGCCCCCGTGGGGCGACCCCTGGACTATGTGATTTGAAATCATAGAGTTACGCGGTCGGCTCCCGCCTTCACACGGCGGGGGTCACTGGTTCGAGTCCAGTAGCGCCCACTACTTAAACCCTCCCGATACAACACGTTACAGACGCGGTCCCGATGGGGGCCGCGTCGCGGGTCGCCCCAAGCTAGATTTTAATTAGTTAAAAATAGGCCGGAATATACACGATCGCAAAACATGGGGCGCCCCCTGGGGCGCCCCCGAACGGCCCTGGAGCGACGATCGCCCGTGGGGGCGGGGGTAATTCGGGCGGGGAGCGTTTCGCCGTCGGGGGCGCCCCACGGCGGCGGGAAATGGGGCGCCCCCGACAGGGGCGTCCGGTGCTTACGATCCCGCGGTTTTGACCAGACGCAAGCGGGACGCGGGCGCGACGGGCGGGGGGATCGTGGCGATCGTCGCGTACGCGGCGCCCGCCTTCGCAATTGCGGCCGCGACGCGCGCGGACACGGCGCCGCGCGTGTACCGTTTCGTCGTTTCGAACGACGCGTGTTGTAACAGTTCCGACACGGCCCCGATGTCGCCCGTCTCGCGGTAGATTTCCGACGCGAACGCGTGACGCAAGTCGTACGGGCGACACTTCGACGGGAGCGCGGCGATTTCCTTCGACCAGGATTGATCGCCTGTTTCAGCGGCGACCCGCGCGGCCGCGGCCGTCGCCCGCGCGATCCCGACGCGCCACGTTTTCCCGACACTCGAGCCCGACCATTTCCGCCCGAACAACCCCGCGGCCGCGAAGTCGCGAAACGCGTCGATCGCGAGCGGGAGCAACGTGACCCAGGCGCCGTGCGTCCCCTTGCCCTTGCGACGCGGACGGAGATAGACCCGCGCGTGATCCAGATCCAGATCCCGCGGCCGCACGCGGCGCAGCGTTTCGGGCGGGATCCCGGTCCAGGCCATGACGCGCAACCGGGTTTTCGTTTCCGATACCGTGGGGCGCGTTTTCCCGCGTTCCGCGCGCCCCTGGTCGGGGAGCGACGACACGATCAACTGGACGATCCGCGCGGGGATGTCGCGGGGCTCGGCGCGGGGCTCGCGCAAGTACTGGATCGCGTCCGTCGGGTTGCCATCGTCGAGCCCGTCGAAGGCGCGGTACAGTTTCCGCAACCGCGACAAACGACGGTTGCAGGAATTCTCCGCGGCGCCCGCCGTCGCCCATTCGGAAATCACCGCGAGCAGATCGAGACGCGTGATCGTGCGACGGTCGCGCGCGCCGATCGCGCTCCGCGACCAGTGCGACAACAGATCTTCGGTGTCGACGCGGTACCGCCCCTCGGGGAGCGCGGCGACGAATTCGGCGATGTCGGCCGCGAGCGATCCGCGCCCGGGCGCGCTCGGCGGCGCCGCGGTCGCGAGTTCATGGCGGGCGCCGTGTTGCCAGGCGCGAATATCGCCGACCGCGGTCCCCAACGGGAACCGCTCACGCGCGCGGGTTTGCGTCCCGGCGCGTGAACTGCCGATCCGTACTTCGCCGACGAGCGCGTCGCCGTCGCGGTAAATTCCGGGGCCGATACGGATCCGGGCGTGTTGTCGTGGCATGTCGTCAGAACTCCGTTAGAGCGCGCGCGCGGCGCAGTGTGTCCTATCACACAATCGTGTAATTCTGACTAATTCTAGCCTGAAACCTTGACAATACAATTCCGCCCCTTCATAACACTTCCAGGCTAATTCGCGCGTGGGTTTTTTGCGTTGGAACCTAGATCGCCGTGTGAAGGCGTGAGTTACTAGCGAAAACCCCTTATTTCGTCGTGATTTAGATGAGGGGTCGCCCCACAGGGACGCCCCACGGGGCGACCCCAACCCCGCGCGAGTCGTGGCCGCGCCCACAAAGGGGGGTATCTATCGTGAAACCGTCGACCTTGCCGATCTCTGATCTCGACGCCTTGCCCGTGATCCTGACGCTCAACGAACTCGCGCCGATCTATCGCCTGTCACAGTCGACGATCCGGCGCCAGGTCCAACAAGGGACGTTCGCGCCGCGCCCGTGGGACAAGTACCCGTACCGGTGGCGCCGTGAGGATGTACTCGCGGATCTGAAACGGCCCCGCCCCGACAGACCGCGGCGCCCGCATGGATTCGCGGCGACGCTCCCGAGACTCCGCGCCGCGAAAGCGACGCTCCCCCCGCTGACCCCCGCGCGTCGCAACCGCCGCTGACCGCGGCGATCAAGGGGTCGCGTATGAAATGGTTTCAATTGGACGCGGACGCGCCCGACGATCCGAAGGTCCGCGCCGTCGTGCGCGCGCTCGGGCCCGCGGGGTTCGGCGGGCTCGTCGGGTTGTGGTGTCACGTCGCGAAACACGGGCGGCGACCAGGCCAGGGCGTCGACTCGCGCGGCGCGCCGCTCCCCGTCGACGACCTGGTCGCCGCGAGTATGCTCCCCGCCGATCAATTCACGACGTTGATCGATGTCTGTACCACGTCGGGACATTTCCGCCGCGACGCCTGGGATCTGTATCGCGGGATCTGGATCCCCGCGATGGAGCGACGCGGCGACCAGTACGCGCGGCGCCTGGCGCGCTCGGGTCAACTCCCGATCGACTGGACCGGGGGCGAGAAATGACCGCCCGTGTATTTTTGCGCGCGTTGTGCGGAGTTTGTATCGCTACAACACAACACAAGATCAAGATCAAAACCGCGCGCGCCAGCGCGCGCAAGAAAAGAACATCGCGGTTCGGACCTGTATTTCTGCTCAACCCGAATACGGGCAAAAGCTTAGGCTGTTGAAAACACTGTGGAAAACGTGTGCATGAATTGTGGAAGGCGGGCCCCATGCAAAAACTAACCTGGCGGATCGGGCTGTTGATCGTGATCGTGTTGACCGCGATCGCGTGCCGACCGACGACCGTGATCAATCTCCCGAACGATCCGACCCCAACCCCGACGCCCGCGCCCGTCGTCCTGAAACATACGATCCAGTTCCGCGCGCAAGGGAACGCGTCGAGCGTACGGATCCGGTACTCGACGCCCGTCGACGGGCTCGGCCAGGTTGTGACGTCGCTCCCGTACTTTCAGACGTTCACGATCGCCGGCGACGCCGTGTTTCTGTCCCTGGAAGCGACCCCGATTTCGTACGGGTACGCGGTGATCTATCCGTTCCTGTCGATACAGATCACGGTCGACAATGTCGTGTTTCGTGAAGCGACCTCGGCCGATTTCATTCTCGCGCCGCTCGCGACGTCGGGACAATGGCGCCAGTGACGCCCCCGCTCAACCCGATCGCGTCGTTGATGCTTGACGATTTGCGGCGCGCGGCCGCGTTTCTCGACGAACTCGCGGCCGAATATACCGACGCGCGTCGGGATCAACGGTCGGCGACCGCGCACGCGCACGCGGTACGACTCTGGTCGGCGACGCAAGCGGTCGAACGTCTGACGATCGCGGTTGAAAACCTCATCATGGTCGAACGCTCGCGACACGCGTACGGGAACGGGGATCGCACGTGACAACCGACCGCGACGCCTGGACGCGCGCGTATGGGGGCGACGACCAGGTCGCGCCCCCGCTCCGCGCGAATAAGTACCACGCGGCCGTGTGCACGGTCGACGGGATCCGGTTCGACTCGCGCAAGGAAGCGCGACGGTACGAACGGTTGAAACTCCTGCAAACCGCGGGCGAAATCCTCGCGCTCGAAATCCAACCCGAATTCCTGATCAACGTGTTGGAACTGTGGCGCCCTGACGGGCGCCTGGTCGCGTGCGGCCGGTATCGCGCCGACTTCCGGTACGTCGACGCGCGATCGGGGGAAGTCGTGATCGAAGATGCGAAATCCGACGCGACGAAAACGACCGCGTACCGGTTGCGGAAACGACTCGTCGAAGCGATGTATGGGGTCACGATCCGCGAAGTCTAACGCGGGCCTGGGTCAACCCGCCTTGTTCGACCTGGCGCCGCCAGGCGCGCGACGGTGCCCGCAATGCGACGCGCGCATCATCCCCGCGCCGCCCGTCCGCATCGGGTCGGCGATCAATGTCCGATGGGCGTGCGGCGCGTGCGGCGCCGCGGGGATCGAAAGTACCCGCGTCGACGGGGGGAGCAAATGAAAACGTGTGATCTCTGTGGCGACGTCGACGATCGGTTATTCCTACACGCGCGCTGTCACCCCTCGGCCCCGTTACGCGCGGTGAAAGATGGCGCCGTCTTGATCCTGAGATGTTACGTGCCGACGTGTGATCGTGAAGTCGTCCGGTTCGATCTTGTCGCGCCGAATAGTGACGACGACCAGGGCGATCCCGACGAGGAACCCGACGGGTTTCTAGGATGACCAGGCCGTTCTCGCGCGTCGTGTGTCCGAACTGCGGCGGGATCTTCGCGCGGCGCCGCGACGGGCGTACGCCGTACCGCCATCGGTGCTGCGTCGGCGCGTGGTGTCCCGCGGCGCGCGCCCGCTGTCCCGAATGCGGCGCGTATCGGTCGCGCGTCGACGTGTGTCGGAAATGTGAACCGCGGAACGCGGAAACGGATCGCCGGTAATGCGGTCGATCACGGGACTACTCGCCCGGTTTGAGCGAAACGGCGGGCAACGGGATCAAGCGCGCGCAATTATCGAGCGACGCGCCGACGTGCGCGCGCGTCAGTTACACGTGACAAAGGGATTCATGCTGATCGATATGAATTGGCGCGCGTTGATCCCCGTAATGCGCGCGCTATTGGGGCCCGATGGTACGTGCCCCGACTGCGGTCGCGGTTTTCGCCATGATCGCGATATTGCCATCGATCACCTAGAACCCCCGCGCCGCTATCAGGATTGGGCGCGCGAACACGCGCGGAACCTATCCCTTGTCTGTTGTTCTTGTAACTCTAAAAAGCAACGTCGATCGCTCGGCGATTATCTCGACAACCGTCCCGCGGGCGCGCGTCAATTGCGGCTGACGTTATGACCGTGTTTTGTATGGAACCGGGTTGCGGCGCCCTGGTCGCCCGGGGCCGCTGCTCCACGCACGCCCGCGCCGTCGATCACGCCCGCGGGTCGTTTCGTGAGCGCGGGTACAACGCACGATGGGATCGCCGCGCGCTCCTGTTTCGCGAACGATACCCGCTCTGCGGGATGCGACCCGGCGACCTGGCGCCCGTCGGGTCGCAATGTTTCGACGACGGCCGCGTGACGCTCGGCGCCCTGGTCGATCACGTCGTCCCGCATCGGGGCGATCGCGGGTTGTTTTGGGACGAAGGCGGGAATTGGCAAACGCTCTGCCGCGCGTGTCATACGCGGAAAACGGGCGCGGGGAAATGATCGACCCGCGCGGCGACGGCCGCGGTCGACGGCCGAATATGCAAGGTCTGTATATCGCCCCTGGCGCCTATTTGCGGCGCCCTGGCGCCCGGGCGACGCGGCGCCAGGCGGCGCCAGGGGACGCGCGCCAGGCGCGCACGGGGCGGCGCCAGGGGGGGGACGGTCGCGTCCGCCCGGTGAACACTCCCCGGGC